TATACCAACTTAGAAAAAAAACTGATAAACTTATCAATCGCAAAAAAATTTCATGCAATGAAAAAGATTAACGGAAAAGAACACCCTTTAAAAAGAATAGATGAAAAGATACTAGGCGCTCAATGTTTAGTTGAAATGGTGGGTTCTGAATTAATAGACCTTTATGGCAAAAATCCTAAAATAGAAAAATCTTATAAAAATTTGTACGAAGCGGCTAAACTTCTAAAAGAAAGCAAAAGTAATTTACCTATTGATATATAGATTTCTGTAATATAGAATTTAATAGTTAGCATAATGAGGCACATGGTGTGTTCCATTTAAAGAATAGGAGTTCTTATGTCTAATCCACATTTTCAAAATTTAATTTTATGGGCAGGTAATACTGTCGCTTCGAAGTCTAAAAAAGACTTACCTATGTTTCAACCATATCCGTCAGATCAGACGTATTATGGGTACTTTAATGATTTTATGAGTTATAACTCAGGTGACTGGACCATCACATCAACAGATGGTGGTGGCGATTCTGGTGAAGTAATTCAGATTACCAGTGGTGCAGGTGGTCAACTTATCATCACCACTAATGATGCAGATAATGACTCAGAAGAGTTACAGCTTAAAGGCGAGTCATTTTTAATTAATGGTAATAAAAGAGCATTCTTTTCATGCAGATTTAAACTTAGCGATGCTACAGAGTCTGACGCTTTGATTGGTTTAGCGATTACTGATACTACAGCAATTGATGGCGTATCAGATGGTATCTTTTTTACCAAAGATGATGGCGATACAAATTTAGACTTCGTAGTTGAGAAAGACTCTACTGAAACAGAAACAGCAGCAGTAGCTACTGTAGCAGATGATACTTTTATCACTGCATCATTTTTCGTAGATCCAAATGCAAGTCAAGTATTTTATTCAATTAATAATGCAGAGCCAGTTGGAGTTGTAAATACTAATCTACCTGATAATGAAGAACTTACTGTTACATTAGCTATTCAAGCAGGAGCAGCAGCAGCTAAAAGTTTAGTTGTAGATTATGTTAATGTTTTAGTTGAGAGATAATGGCTGACGCAGTTACATCACAAATTATTCAAGATGGCGAAAGAGTTGCTGTCTTAAAATTTACCAATGTTTCAGATGGCAGTGGTGAATCTGCTGTAAAAAAAGTAGACGTTTCTGCACTATCTAATAATAGTGCAGGAGCTGCTTGTACCTCTGTTGATGTCGCTAGAATATATTGGGCATGTCGTGGTATGGGAGTTGATTTGCTTTTTGATGCTACTTCAAATGTTCTCTTAACTGGTCTTCCTGCTGATAGCACAGGAGATGAGTATTACGATCTTTTCAGTGGCATTCCTAATAATGCAGGTTCTGGAAAAACAGGGGATATTTTATTTACAACTGTTGGGCATTCAAGCGGAGATACATACTCTATAATATTGGTATTGAATAAAAATTACTAAACTAGGAGTGTCTTGACATGCCTAGAAAAAGAGACAAGCAACCACCAAGAAACAAGAAAAATTTCAGACCTACTAAGAAAGGTGCTGGAATGACAGCAGCGGGTGTAAGAGCTTACAGAAAACTAAACCCTGGCAGTAAATTAAAAACAGCAGTAACCAAAAAGAAAGGTCTTACTAAAAGAGAAAAAGCTAGACGTAAATCATTTTGTGCTAGATCAGCAGGACAAATGAAGAAGTTTCCTAAAGCAGCAAAAAACCCAAATTCAAGATTAAGACAAGCAAGAAGAAGATGGAGATGTTAGAATAAATTATGGCATTATCAGGAAGTACAAATTTTGAACCAAATGTTGCAGAGTTTATAGAGGAGGCTTTTGAGCGTTGTGGACTTGAACTAAGAACTGGTTATGACTTAAAAATGGCTAGAAGGTCTATAAACTTTCTTTTAGCTGAGTGGGCAAATAGAGGTTTAAATCAATGGACTATAGAACAAGCTACTCAAACAGTTACTGAAGGGACATCTAGCTATACTTTAAATTCAAACATTATAGATGTTCTAGATTGTTCGTTAAGAAGGGTTGACGGCACTGTAACTACAGACTTGCAGATGACAAGATTAAGCAGGTCTGAATATTTGAACATTCCTAATAAAGATACTAAGGCTAGACCATCACAATTTTTTCTAGATAAATTAACAACACCTGTTTTAAAGATTTGGCCTAGTCCAGAAAATTCTACTGATGTTTTAGTTTTTAATAAAATTGTAAGAATGGATGACGCTGATGCAGCTACAAACACATTAGATATGCCATTTAGATTTTATCCATGTTTTGTTGCTGGGTTGGCATATTACATATCTTTAAAAAGAGTCCCTCAAAGATCTTCAGATTTAAAAAGAATATATGAAGAGGAATTTAGAAGAGCGGCAGATCAAGATGAGGATAGAGCTTCTTTAAAAATAGCACCATATTCTAGAGGGGGATATTAATGGCATACGCCATAGGTAAATATGCTTTAGCACATTGTGATAGGTGTGGGTTTCGTTACAAGCTACTTGAGTTAAGAAAAGAGTGGAATGGCTTAAAAACTTGTCCTAGTTGTTATGAAATGAAACATCCACAATTAGAGCCTATATCAGCAACATCAGACCCAGAAGCTTTATATGATCCTAGACCAGACAATGATAATGAGAATACAGATTATGTTCATGTCTTTACAAGCACAGACCCTGTTGGAACTAATTTTGACCCTCTGTCAGCAACATCAAACCTTGGGAGTGTTACCATAACAACATAATGACTTTAGCAGAACTAAAAACACTAATACAAAATTATACAGAGTCTACTGAAACTACTTTTGTAAATACTTTAGATGATATTATAAAAAATACTGAAGATAGAATATTTAATGAAGTTCAGTTTGATTACTTTAGAAAAAATGTTTCTGGTAATTTAAGCGTAGGTAATAGATTTTTAACTTGTCCTAATGATTTTATTTTAGCTTTTAGTTTGGCTGTAATTGACAGTAATGGAGATTATCATTACTTAGATTTAAAACATCCATCTTTTATGCAAGAGTTTTCACCAGACCCATCAGATAGTTCTTTAAGAGGATTGCCAAAATATTATGGTCAGTTCGATAAAGAATTGTCTACTGCATCTAGCAATGGTTCTAGCTTAATAGTGGCTCCAGTTCCTGATGTTGCGTACAATGTTGAACTTCATTACTTGTATCAACCTACATCTTTAGTCACTGACACAACAGGAACTTGGCTTTCTACTAATGCTAGAGACGCTTTGCTTTATGGTTGTATAGCTGACGCTTATACTTTTCTAAAAGGAGAGCCTGATCTTTTACAAGTTTATGAAAGAAGATATGCTCAAGAGATAGCTAAGTTAAAAAATAGAGCAGAGGCAAGGGGTAGAAAAGATGAATATAGGTATGACTCTTTGAGAAAACCTATACAATAGTAATTAATAAGAGAGAGAGAAAATGAAACCAATTAAAAAATTAAACGAGAGTTCTGTCGCTATTGTTGGTTTAGGCAATAGTTGGCAAGACTTTAATATAGCCAAAACTCACGGAGTAAACTTTGATGAGGTTTGGGCAATAAATGCAGTTTCTTCAGTTATATACCACGATAGGGTATTTATGATGGATCCAGCTTCTAGATTCTTAGATGGCAATGATGCAGGTGGACAAACAGAGTCCATGAAAAAAGTTTTGTTAGAACACAAAGGTCCAATATATACATGTGAAAAAGATTCTCGTTGTCCTGGATTAGTAGAATATCCTGTAAAAGAAGTCGTAGAGGAAACTGAGTGTCATTATCTTAACAATACAGTTGCTTATGCTGTAGCGTTTGCATATTGGAATAAAGTCAGAAAGGTGTCTTTGTTTGGCATAGATTTTACTTATAAGTCAAACCCTGCTTTTGCTGAAGCTGGTAGAGCTTGTGTTGAGTTTTGGTTGTCTAAATGTATGGAGGCAAACATACAAGTTGATATAGCACAAAACTCTAGTTTACTAGACGCTAACATACCTGCTGAAGATAAGCTTTATGGTTATCATAGATTAGAAGATCCTCTAGTGGTAGGATATGATAGTCACCAAAATTTAAAAGTTAAAAAAGTTAGTGAACTAAAAGTGCAAAAGAATATTAAACAATCAGGATATTTAGATAGATATGATTCTCATTTAAAAGGTCCTGTAGAACCTAACAAATATTGAACCAAGAAGGATTACCAAAACTAGGAGCAATTGAAGTTGCTACCACTAACTATGGTGGGCATCCACCAGAGTTTTGGGCAGAACAATTAACTAATAAAATAGTCGGTGTTTCGGAAGATAAAGAGCCACATATAACAGAACAAGCTAGAGCTTATCGTGATGTTATTTACAAAGTTGCTTTAATTTATATAAAGAATGCTATAAAATCATATAAAGTAACCATCATTCAAGAGTTATTGAAAGGTGGCGAGGAAGAATTAGCGAAAGTGATTAGGAGACTTTAATGGCAATTTCATCAACATTAACAACAAGTTTTAAAAAAGAACTTTTACAAGGAGTTCATAATTTTGCCTCTGGTGGCAACTCTTTTAAATTAGCCTTATATGCTGGTGCTACCGCTTCTTTGGGAGCGACCACAACAGCTTATGCAACGAGTTTACCAGGACAAAGTTCAGGAACAAATTACACAGCAGGCGGATCAGCATTAACCCCTGCAATTGCTGCACCATCTTCAACAGGAACTACGGCCTTTGTGGATTTTGCAGATTTAACTTTTAGCACAGCCACAGTTACAGCCAGTGGGTGTTTAATTTATAACGATACTAATTCAGATAAATCAGTAGCAACAATCAGCTTTGGGGCGTCCAAATCTTCAAGTGCAGGAGACTTTACAATAGTTTTCCCTGCTGCTGGGGCTAACGCAATCATAACTATAGCATAGGGGTACAGACCCTATGGCTATAGATACAGGTTGGGGCAGAGATAGCTGGGGATCAGGACCTTGGGGTCAGCCCGCAGATATAGAGGTATCTGTATCTGGCTTATCAGCAACATCTGCTCTAGGAACAACCACACAATCCTCTGGCGTCAATCAACCAGTTACCGAGCAAGGATCAACTTCTGCTTTAGGTACAGTTTTAGTAAAAGCTGCTGTTAATCAATCAGTTACCGAACAGGGAGCAACTTCAGGACTAGGAACTATTAGTCTTGTTACCAACAACAATCTATCTGTTTCAGGTTTAAGTATGACATCTGGACTTGGTAGCGTAGTTGCATCTCTACCAAAAGATGTTTCAGTTACTGGTTTGAGACTAACCGCAACTTTAAATTCTGTTAATGTTTGGTCAGTTATTGATACAAGTCAAACTCCAAACTATAATGTTATAACAGATTCTCAAACTCCAAACTGGTCTGCATTCGATGGGTAAAAAATGGTCCATTGCAAGAAAAAGAAAAATTAACTGTAAGAAGCCTAGAGGTTTTAGTGAGAAAGCACATTGTGCAAGTAAGAAAAAAAAGAGTAAAATGAGGAAGAGGTAACAAATGGCAACCTATGTAAATAACTTAAGATTAAAAGAAATAGCCACAGGGGATGAATCAGGAACCTGGGGAACTTCAACAAATACAAATTTAGAATTAGTCGGAGAGGGGCTTGGTTTCGGTACAGAAGCCATCACAACAAATGCAGATACTCATGCGTCTACTGTAGCTGATGGTTCGGCTGATGAAGCTAGAGCTATGTATATTAAATATACAGGCACACTAGATAGCGCTTGTACTATAACAATAGGACCCAACACATTAAAAAGAGTTCATTTTATAGAAAATGCAACTTCAGGCAGTCAAAACATAATAATAAAACAAGGCTCTGGTTCTACAGTAACTATCGGCCCTGGTGATGTAAAAGTAGTTTATCTAGATGGTGCTGGATCAGGTGCTGCAGTAAATGACGCTTTTGCAAGTTTATCTACAGTAGATTTAAAAGTTAGTGATGATTTAACAGTTACGGATGACGCCTCTGTAGGTGGAGATCTATTAGTAAGTGGCGAAGTGCAAACTGCTAATATTGGTTTTACAGATGGTGACAATGCCATAACGATTGCAGATGGCGGTGGGATAACTGCTGCCAATGGCATTACCTCAACGGCTGCTTCAAATACTTTTGGAGCTACATCTTTTAACGATGCCAACATAACAAATGTTGGAGACATTGCACTAGACAGTTTATCAGCAGATGGGTCTAGTATTTCTATAGCAAGTCCTGTAGTTATAAATGGGTCAACACCAACTTTAACAATAGGGGACGCAGGTGCAGAAGATACAAAATTAGTTTTTGACGGCAATGCGCAGGATTTTTATATTGGTTTAGATGATTCGGCAGATGATCTTTTGATCGGAAATGGCAGTACAGTAGGTTCTAATGTAGCTATTGGTATCAATGAAAGTCAAGTGGTGCAATTTAACGGAGCTTACACATTCCCAACATCAGATGGTAGCGCTAACCAAGTTTTACAAACAAATGGTAGTGGTGCATTATCTTTCGCTTCTGTTTCTGGAACAACAATAAACAACAACGCAGACAACAGACTTATAACTGGAAGTGGCACAGCTAACACATTAGAAGGTGAGGCTAATGCTACATGGAATGGTAATACCCTTGCATTAACAGCAGGAGCAGGAAATACAGGTATATCTCTTACTGACGGATCTACAAACTACGGTTTCATTGGTGGTGGTAATGCTCTTAAATCTGGTGGTAGTGCTAATGACTTTTCATTCAGAACAGATACTGGCTCTATAGACTTTTACACTAATGGTCAAAATTTAAGATTTGCTCTTGAATCAGATGGTCAGATTTTTATGACAGATAATGTCACTATGGGAACTGCTACTCAAAGAGACAATGCTGTAATAACTGCTGTCAAAAGTGGCAGTAACTCTGATGCTGTTTTAGATATGGATCATGGTACAGGTGATGCTTCATTTTATAGATTTATAAAGTTTAGAAAGAAGAGTGAATCTTCTGCCGTAGGGAGACTTGATGCAGATATAACAGGTAGCACTATGACACTTGCTTTTGATTCTGATGGTAGATACAAAGATGTCTTGGGTGATGCAGATGGTTTAAATCTTATATCTAAATTAGAGCCAATAAAATTTATGTGGAAAGACGGCACAGGAGAAGGCTCACAAGGTTTTATTGCACAAGATTTTAAAAAGGCATTTGATGATGTTGGTTCTTACGCAAGAGGTGTATACGAACCAAAAGATGAAAGCAAAGAAAAATGGCAACTTGACTATGGTACTCTTGTGCCAAACTTAGTTAAAGCTATACAAGAACAACAAGAACAAATAGAAGTATTACAAAATGAAATACAACAACTTAAAGGTGAAGAATAATGATTAATTACGAGTGGAATGTATCAGATTGTGAAGTTTATCCTAATAAAGATGGGTTGTCAGATGTAGTCTGGAAAGTAACCTACACGCTTACAGGAGTAGATGACTCTCATCAAGATCCTTATGGTCATGATTATTCTGCAAAATCAGTAGGTAGAGTATATTTAGATACATCTGATTTATCAAATTTTATACCTTGGTCAGACCTTACACCTGCAATCGTACAAGGTTGGGTAGAAGATAACATGGGTTCAGAAAATGTATCACAAATAAAAAGTGATATAGAATCTAATATTAATGAAAAAATAAATCCTAGTTCAGTAGAAAAGCAACTAGGAACATAAGGAGAAAATAATGGATGAGAAACAACTTTTGTTAAGTTTGCTTACTTTGGTTGATGCCTCTTGTAAAAAAGGTGCTTGGAATGGATCAGAAATTTCACAAGTTAGCAAAATAAGAGAGGAATTAGTGTTAAGATTAAAACCTCTTATGCCAGAAGAAGAAAACAAAGAAGAACAGAAAAATGTGGAATAAATTATTAGAATGGTTAGGATTTGTATGGGTTCGTCAAAGAGACGAAAAAGGACAATACAAAGCTGACAATAAAAAAACAAAACACAAAAACGAGGCTTGGAAAAGAGTCTATAGGAGAAAAAAATAATGTTTTTATTAAATTGGATAAGTGACTTATTAATATCTTTATCGATTGTAGTAAGTTTGGCATCCGTCTTAGCCACACTAACACCAAGTGAAAGAGACGATAAATGGATCAGTAAATTATATGGCTATCTCGATCTGATAGCTTTAAATTGGAAAGTGAAAAAATAATGTCTAGAAAAACGGCTGCAGACGTACATTTAGAACTTGCTGTTCACGAAAAAGAATGCTCAGAGCGTTGGAAAACTGCTTTCGGTAAGTTTGAAGAGATAGATACAGATGTTAAAGAAATAAGAAGCAAACTTGATGCTGGCAATAAATCAATTATTGGTTTACTAGGTATTTTAATAACAAGCATTATTACTTTAATTATTAGGAACAACTTATCTTAATATAAATATTGTTTATGGCTAATATAATTAATATTTATAGTGGAGAAAAGCATGGCTTTTACTCAAAGAATAGGCAGAGCAGGAGAATATCTTGCAGCTAGTTTTCTAATACGCCACTTTGAAGAAGTTTTTGAAGCCTCTTCTAGCTCAAGATATGATTATTTAGCACAATCTCTTACTGAATCATACAAAATACAAGTCAAAACAACAGAATCGCCCTTTAAACATCATAGTTCTACATATGTTAGGTGGGATATTAAGAAAAAGGTAAATAAAACAAAAAAAAATTATAGTGCTGAAGAAGTTGATATTTTTGCTTTTGTTTATTTGCCAGATAATGTTGTTGAATTTGTGGCTAATTATAAAATAGGAAATAAGTATCAGAAAAAGGTAGAATATTTAGAAGATATAGACCCTTTAAAAACTTTAAGGAGATCTATTACAATAGTAGATGAGATAAAAAATGCCGTTACAAAAACTACAATTTAGACCAGGTATAAATAGAGAAGGTACTGCCTACGATAATGAGGGTGGTTGGTTTGATTGTAATTTAATTAGATTTAGGTCTGGTAGACCAGAAAAATTTGCTGGGTGGAGAAAAACTACAAGCTCTTCAATAACTGGTACTGCTAGAGCTTTGCATAATTGGATAGCTTTAGAGGGTAGTAAATATTTAGGCATAGGCACACACTTAAAATATTTAATAAAAGAAGGCACATCTTTAAATGATGTTACACCGATAAGATCAACAACTTCTGCTGGTGATGTAACATTTGATGCAGTAGCAAATACTTTGAGTAGTGGCATATCGGCTACTGTCACAGAATTAACTTTATCTAGTTCTTCTAGTTTCCCAAGTTCAGGAATAATAAAAATTAATAATGAAATAATTACATACGAAATAGTAGAGGGTAATGTATTAAAAGGATTAACAAGAGGTGTTGAGAACACTACAGCAGCCTCTCATAGTTCCTCTGACTCTGTTTTATGCGGGACTATAACAGCTACAGATACCGCACATGGGGCAGTAAAAAATGATTTTGTAACTTTTAGTGGGGCTGCTTCTTTGGGTGGCAATATAGTTGCTGCCGTACTTAATCAAGAATATCAAATACAAAATATTGTTAATGCAAACTCTTTTACAATAAATGCAAAAGACAGTTCTGGTAATACAGTTTTTGCTAATTCTTCTGACTCTGGTAATGGTGGTTCTAGTGTGGTAGGTGCCTATCAAATAAATGTAGGCTTAGATTTTTATGTTTCATCTACTGGTTGGGGTGCAAACGCTTGGGGTGACGGAGGATGGGGCTCTGTTGCTACACTAGAAACAACAAACCAACTAAGATTATGGTCGCACGATAATTTTGGTGAAAATCTTATAATTAATCCAAGGGGTAGTAGTATTTACAGATGGGCAGAAAATGACGGTCTTAGCACTAGAGCAGTAGAATTATCTGGTATATCTGGAGCCAACTTAGTGCCTACCAAAGCATTACAAGTAATTACTTCTGAAATAGACAGACATTTAATAGTATTAGGTTCAGACCCGTTAAATA